CCCTCAAACTTTGTTCCCTTTGACCAGTTAGGATCATAGGTCGACCCCACCCTAGACTCCATTTGTTTGAAAGTTTGGTCGGATTGTTCCGGCAGGTATCCTTTTTTTAGATTTGCCGTAGCAGCCGCGGCCATGTAATCCTTGTTGCTGTACATGGTTTTGAGCGCATCTTCTGCGGCCTTAACTGGGTCTGCCGCGCTGTTGATAGCTTTCCAGTCGCGGGTATCCGGGTTGGCCCCGACGTTGCCGTATAAAGCAGCACTTACCCGTTTTAGCGCCGCTTGGTTTGTTGCGTAATCCGGATTTGATTTGTCGTAAAAATATTTGTCAATGGTGTTGCCAGTAAGTTTTTCCACCAATGCGCGCGATTCCGGCTTCTCATTTTCGTTAGCCATAATGGGTTCTCCTTAAATTCCTGAGCCAGTCTTGAGAGCCAGATCGCGCTCAGCGGCAAACAGTTCTTTGCGGCTGCGCTCCTTCATCGCTGTGTCGGCCAACTGGGCTTTGATTTTCTCGAGGCTGATGTTCTGAGTGTTGGACAGCTTCAGCATCTCAATCTCGCGTGTCATCTGCAACTGCATGATCTGCATGTCGGCCTCTTGAGCAGCGATGCTTTGACGCACCTGAAGCTCTTGCAGGTCGCTTTGGCTTCGGGCTTGGACTTGCTGCATCTCTGCCTGAGCGCGAAGCTGAGCCACGGCCATAGCCGGGTCTGGCGGTGGGCCTTGACTGGCTGCCTGCTTTTGGGCTTCTTTGATCTGCTCGATCTCTTCCTCCGGCTTGAACACTTCTGCCGGGTCAATGTGCTGGGCCTGCAGAGCTTTCTCAAACAGCTTCTGCGTGTCAAGGTACATGCCGTAGATCGGGTTGGCCCCGGCGGCAAGCAGGTTCAGGAACGACTGGTTCTGAATGTCACGGACCACCAAGGCGCTCGAGCCGCGGGCGTCGATTGTGAAATCGCCCTTGATCTCTTCGTCCTCGTTGTACATCATGTTGTAGTCGTAGTACCGACGGATGTGTGGCTTGGTGGCCATGTCGTCAAACTGTTTAACAAGCCTTCGCAAAACCACGTTCGCGCTGTTCATCAGCATTTGCATGCCGCCGACTGTGTCAGGGGCGGCGCCCTTCTCGCCTTGCATGATAGTGGGCACGCCGGTCTCGGCGTCTGCCAGCTCTGTGGCCATCTTAATGATGCCGGCCAACTCGGCTTGGTGGCTGTTGAACTCAAAAGTGCTGAAGGCTTTGCGCACGTCGTCAATGTCGTCTGTGGCGTACCAAATCTTGCGAGCTGACAATTGCCATTGCTTGTCCGCCGGCTGAATGGCGCCGGGCTTGATGACGATCTGTGGACCGCTGGACACGCCAGCGTTGTCCATCATCTGACGCCAAGCCGCGTTCAAGACCTTCTGCTGAGAACGCATCAGGTATGGGATGCCGTATCCCCAGCAACTGCCCGCAACCTTCTCCCAGATAAAGAAGTCGTATGGCAAATCGCCGCCGTCCAATGGGTTTAGGAAAGCCTTGACCACGGTGTTGTTGATCATGACCACGCAAGCGCTGGTGCTGCGAAGCTCGTCCTTGTCTCCCCTTTTAACGCCAGCGGCTTCAAGGTCGTCGTGGTCCACCTCGCCCCAGTATGTCCACATCTCGTAAGTCAAGCGGGCCATGTCTCGCTGGTCTTCGTCTGTCATCTCACGCAAAGTGGCTGACTGCTTAGGCCCCTCTTCAAGCACCTTGCGCAGTTGTGGCTTGAGAAAGCCGGGCTGCTTGGCAAGGTCGCGGATCTGCTTAGAGGTGACCTGCTCTCGCTCGTAGATTCCCTTGCCGTTGTGAATGTTCTCTCCGCAACCCGGGTCTGGCCAGACGTTGCGTGGGTCAACCCTGAACGATGCTGGGCTGATCTCCTGAACGATCTCAACCTGATGGACTGTCTGGCCCTCTTGGTCGGTGACTGGCTGCCAAGCCTTGCGTGTGCGGTTGGTGACGATCGGCCCTTTGATTACCCCGGTGCCAAGCACAGCAGAATCGTGAATCACCTTGCGCAACTCGCCGTTGTACCCGCACTCAACCAACTGGTCCTCGATCTCGGTCTCCATGGCCTTGGCCTTCTTGTTGGCCATCTCCAAAACCGCTTTGACAACGTCACGAACTCGGGCCGGCTGCCCGTCCTCGCCCATGACCGGCTGACCCTGTTGGTCCATGGCCGCTTGGTTGTCCTTGCTCATGCCCATCAACTCTGGGTTTGGCGTGGGCTGGATGCCCCAGTTTCGGTCGTCTGTCGGCAGCAAGATGTCTGCAAGTCGAGCCTCGGCCGCATTGGTCTTCTGTCGAGTCATGCCGATGAACACCGTCGAGCGGTGTGGCTTGGCCCCCTGCGTGGTTACAGGGTATCCCTGCTCCACGCTGGTCATCATCTGGCTGGCTGCCTTGTTGACGTTGTCCTTGCCGTTGTACTGGTCTTCGTCTTCGATCCAGCGCTTGTCAACTCCGTAGGAACTGCGCGAACGAATCCATTCGTCACGCTGACCGCTGAGAGAAGAACCGAAAGACTGCAGCTTTTCTGCCTTCTTCCGCTGCTGCTCTTCGGGGTCTTCTTCGACCTCGACCTCGATTTGTGGAGGTTGGTTGTGCATGGTTTAGTAACCCATTTTCTGGTAAACCGAGCGGCACACCAGAATGGCGTCAACCACAGTGCCGGTTCCGCCACTGGTCACGGGCCGAACGTAGACCGGCATCTCTACCGGGCAATGGACCCCCGCGGTCGTGTAAGACATGGCGACGTTTGAGCCGCCAGTCTGAGTCAATGTGGCCCAATTGGTCCCGTCGTTTGAGCCCTGCAGCACGATCGTAGCCCCGCCAAAAGTTCCGCTGTGCTGTAGCGTGAGGTTGGATGCGCTTGGGACCAAAAAGGATGTCCCGGTATCAGCCGTGCCCATCGAGGCCCAAGTGACGATGATCGCGCCAGCGCTGGCGTTGCGGTCGAGGGTAGCGGTGATTGTGGCCATGTTGGTTTCCTTGGTTAATAACCTGTGACTGGGTCGAATACGTTGAAATTCAAAGTAGGTGCCAAGCGCGCGTTGCGCATTCGCCCTTCGGCTTCTTCCTGTGTCTTGGCAAAGCGGCGAGACATCATTGCGTATCTGGTCGCCGACATCAAGTCGTCGCTGATCTTGACGACCATACCGTCCTTGCGGTGGTAGAGCCGGAACTCCTCAAACCAGTCCTCCAAATGCGCGAACACGCGAAGGCGCATGGTCTGCATGCGTGTGAGCATCTCTGACAGGCCGGCCTCAACCCCGTTGCTTCCGTCCTCGAAGGTGGCCCGGTTGGAAAGCATGTTGAGCCCTTGGTCCTTGTACTGCTTGGCCAACTGCTCACCGCTGCCGCCCTTGTCGCGCTGCAGGCCGTCGTGCGGCCAAGCAATGGGCACCCAGTCGCCGCGGGCCCTGACGGCCATGGAATGGCCAGCGATGCCGGGCTCACTTCGCCTGTAGCAGTCGGTCACGTACATCGTGTCGGTGTCTTTGTCCCAAGCCATCCAAGCAACGGCCGTCGGGTGGTCAACCCCAAAGTCGATTGCGGCGATGCGGGCCCAGTGTGGCGGGATCGGGAATGCCCTAATCTTGATTGCCTCCTCCACCACTGGGAAGACCCGGCCAGATCCCAGAATTGGTATGCCCTTGGCCCGGGCCTCGCGCTCATGCTCAGGGTAGCTGGCAATGATTGCATCGGCCTGCTCCTTGGTGTAGTGCTCGGCGTCGCTGATCGTCATGTTGGTCACTCTGGTCCCGGCTGGCTTCTCCAGCAGAAAACGCTTGACCACTTCGGACATGCCGAGCAAAGGCGTAAAGGTCACAAAAACCTGACCACCTGTTGCCTGAGTACGGGTCAGGCCCTCAGAATAAATTGGCAAAGGTGGCTCTTCGTCAAACCACACCAGATCCACGGTGTCGGCTTGCCATTTGGTGCGGCCTTGGTCGTAGCTGTTGAACTGGATCACCGAGTCCTCGCCGCACTCATGCCGGACCACAATGCTCGAGACCGCATCGGGCACGCCCTGCTTCATGCTGGTGTCGCGCACACAGGCAAACGGAATGGCGCCTGTGCCCCACTCTTCCCTTATCTCTGGCGGGCCGAGCAACAAGCGCTGGATGCCCTTGCGAGTCAACTCGGCCGATTCGGACCCGACCATGCACCGGATGGCGTAGTTGTATCGCTTGCCCTTCCACCACGTCGGGTACCGGCCTGTCGTGTGCAT